TACAATAACAGGTATTCTTTCAGGAGAAACAATTACAAATAACGGTACTTTATATTCAGACGCTCAGAATGTTGCAGTATCAGGAGGTGGTAAAGACGCTTTAATTCAAGTAAGTGGAATAGGTTCTGGTGGAATTGACCAAATTATATTAGATAATAGAGGAACAAATTATGCTGTAGGAGATACTTTAACTTTTAATAATGCAAATACAAATGGTGGTAATGCTTCAGGTTTTGTTTCAGTTGTTAATGGCGGATTCAATTTGGAAGATGGAGTAACCGATCAAGCAGAAACAGAAAATCATATTTTATTAGAAGAAGGTACAACTGGTGCAGATGTTTATCCAGGACAAAAAGTGGTACAAGAAGCAGCTACGACTAATACTGGTGAAATAACAGATGTATTTTTAACCAATGAAGGTACTAACTATACATCTTTACCTATTCTTTCGGTAACTTCAGGAACAGGTTCAGGTGCAAAATTAAAAACTTATGGTTCTAAAATAGGTAAAGTAGAAAATATAAAATTAATTGAGGCAGGTATTCAACACGAAGTAGCACCTACTCCTCCTACGGTAAAATTTAATGCTCATTTAATATTAACAGACGTTGAAGGTACTTTTGTTCTTAATGAAACGGTATCAGGAGTTGCTGTTGATAGTTCAGTCATTACAGGTAAGGTTACTGGTTGGGATGCTGATAGAGGTTTATTATCATTAAAAGAAACAACAGGTAATTTTGCAGTTGGAGAAAATTGTACAGCTGGTACTTCTGGTGCAACAGGTAAACTTGCAGTTTATGACCAAGCAACATCAACCTTTAGTGTAGTTGCAACTTCAACTACAGATGGTGAATTTTTAAATGAGGATGGTTTCTTATCTGAAACAACAATGAAAATTCAAGATAGTTTATACTATCAAGATTACTCTTATGTACTTAAAGTTGGTTCTTCAATAAATGTTTGGAGAGACGCTTTTAAATCTACAATGCATACAGCAGGTTTCTATTATGCTGGGCAAGTTAACATAGCAAATAGAGTAAATGCTAGAATAAGATTTCCTGTTAAAGGTATTGAATCAGGTTCAGTTGAGAGTCCGTTCTTACAAGTTCTTAATACTCTATTCTCTACCGTACTTGGTAGAAGATTAGGAACGGTTGATGATGGAACAACTTTAAGAGTAAAACCTTGGGAAGCAGGAAAACCAGATTTTGATACATCAACTTTAACTCCGTTTGCTAATACTACTAGAGATATTACATTAAAACGAAATCCAATTTTAATTGATTATACATCAAGACCTAGAATACAAATTACAGGTGGTGATGGTTCAATTCATACAATTAAATCTGGTTGGGCATATGCTGGACCAAGATTTGGTACAATTAATAGAGAAGCATTAGGAGCTTTTTCTGGTAGTGGAACAAATTATTCTTTTGCAGAATTAAGTAAAGCTTATATAATGGGAACAAGAACGGTATTAGATGGAACACCAGGTTCTTTATTAATGACTTCTAATTTTGAAGGTAGAAAACTAAAAACAAATTTAACAATACCAGCAACAATAGGAACATCAGCAGACTTATTCTCTAATACTTTAACTAAATTTGATAGTAATAGTATTAGTTTTGATGATACTACCGCTTAACGTGTATAAATATAGGGAGAAAAAGTAGGAATCTTAAATGGCAAAACAACTCATAGACCTAGGTACTAATCCAAATGATGGAACAGGTAGTAATCTACGTGCTGGTGGTACAATTATTAATAATAATTCTAATGAAATTTATACAGCAATAGGTGATGGAACAGATTTAAAAATAGATGTATCTGGTGCTTCGTTAAACGATTCACTAAAATATAATGGTACAAAATTCGTAGCAGGTACATTTCCAACAGAATTAGCAAATGATTCTACTCCTCAATTAGGTGGTAGTTTAGATGTTAATGGTAACTCAATTGTTTCAGCTTCAAATGGTAATATTGCAATTACACCTGACGGTTCAGGTAAAATAATTCTTGATGGTCTATCACACCCTACAGCAGATGGTTCTTCTGGACAATTCCTTAAAACAGACGGTGCAGGTAATTTAAGTTTTGATACCGTTACCACAACTTTAACTATTGCTGACGATTCATCTACAACAGATACATTTTCAACAGGTTCAACATTAAAATTTTCAGGTGGTAATGGAATTACCACTACCGTTAGCAATGATGAAGTATCAATTGCTTCAACAGGTAAAATATCATTTCAAGATGACGCAAGTACAATTGGTCAAGTAGGTTTAGGTGAAGTAATAAGATTTGCTGGTTCAGGTGGTGTAAACACTTCTATATCAGGTAATGATTTGACAATTAGTATGGGATCAATTACAAATGCCAATTTAACTGGTTCTGCTGGAATTACAAATGCCAATTTAGCAAATTCAGCGGTAACTTTAGGAAGTACATCCGTTTCTTTAGGTGCAACAGCAGCTTCAGCTGCAGGTTTCAGTTTAACTGGTGCTTCTAGTTTATCAGGTACAGGTACAATAGACCTAACTTCTATTGGAAATAAAGTAAGAATGCAATTCGCAAACGTAGCTGGTTTGCCAAGTGCAACAACTTATGAAGGTATGTTTGCAACTACAGCAGATACTTACAAAGCATATTATGCTGAAGCAGATTCTTGGATTCAATTATTATCAGAAAACGAAAGTATTGGTAAACACAATGATGTTGACACTACTACAACTGCTCCTGCTAATGGTTCAGTATTAGCTTGGAATAGTTCAGATAGTGAATGGGAACCACATAATGCATTAACTGCTACAACAAATCAAGCTGTTGCTCAATATGATGTAACCAGTTCAAGTTTAAATTATCTATTTGGTGATTGGGTTGCAGGAAACAATCCAACAATTACGATAACAGCTGGTCAAACGGTTTGTTTTAATTTAGATGTTGGTGGAAGTCATCCTATAAGAATTCAAACGGTAGGAAATAATACAGCTGGTACCCTTTATAATACAGGACTTTCACACGTAAGTACAGCAGGTGTAGTTTCAACAGGTTCGGGTGCTCAAACTAAATCAACAGGACAATTATATTGGGAAGTTCCAATGGGAGCAGCTGGAACATATTATTATCAATGTGAATATCACCAAGCAATGTATGGACAAATTGATGTAGTAGCACCAGGAGGTGCAAGTAATCCAAGTTCTGGTACAGCAACAGGTGATGGTTCAGATACAACATTTACAATAACAAGTGGAAGAGACGTGGATGATGTATTGGTATTTGTAAATGGAATTTGTTTAGTGCCTACGGCAGATTATACTATTTCAGGAACAACATTAACATTTCAAACAGCTCCAGCAAATAATGCTGAGATTGTTTTTAGGTATCTATAAGGATAAAATATGGGAACAATAACTAGAGGATTTGCAAATAATATATCAACTGGTGGTACTTTAAAATCATCAGGATTATTAGAAGGTTGGGTAGAGTTAAATTCAGCTTCAACTGATGACGCAGCTACACACGTTTTAACAACTGATTTAGCAAATTATAATATTATTAAAATCTTTTGGTCAGCGGCGGTATCAGCAAGTGCTGATAGTATAGTTTTTAGTGTTTCAACTAATAACTTTTCAAGTGTAACCAATTTGGATGGTTGCTATCATTATTTTCAATTAGGTACAGGTGATAGTCCAGGTAATGGAAATGTTTCAGAGCCTAATGATGGATTAGATGAACAATATATAAAAATTACTGCTAACCATACAGATGGAGATAATATTTTTGGAGAAATGACTTTAAAAGGTGGTACTTTCCATAGCAATGGAGATGAAACTAGAAGAAACCAATTCTTCTGGAGAAATGAAGCTGTGACTCACCAAGGCACAGGCATTTATATTGAAAGAGTATTTTCACAAGGACAAGTGGCAAGAGCACAAGCAGGTTCAGAAGCTACTATGCCTACCCATTGCAGATTTCACGAATTAGGTGGTGCAAATATAGAATTTTCATATAGAATGTTTGGATTAAAAACGAGTTCAGTATAGGAGAAATAATGAGTAAAGTATCAATAGATGGAATAGTAAGAGAAATGACTGCTGAAGAGCAGTCAAAATTTGACGCTATTACCACACAGGCAGCGACAGACCACGCAGCTAACAAATATAGAGAGGAAAGAAGAAAATCTTATCCTGATATTGGAGAACAATTAGACCAGATTTATAAGGCTATTGATGGTGATAGCGATTTAAAAACTAAATTTGCAGATTTTCATACAGCTATAAAAGCAGTAAAAGACGCAAATCCAAAACCAGAATAATGGAGAAACTTGTATAAATATAGAATAAAGGATTAAGAATGCCAGCAATTATAACAAATAAATTTAGAATTCATAACTCGGAACAATTTCACGAGTCATTTTCTGAAGCTTCACCAAATGTTTACTATTTGGGAATTGGTAGACCACAACCATTTGCTACTACAACTAGACCAGACGCTAGAAATGAAAATGAAGGAACAGATACAGCACCAATAACACCTGTAGATGATGTGGTTGAAGAGTTTTACGCTTATGATGATATGCTGGCGGCTAAGAAAATTGCAGCTTCAGATACTTCTTTTGTAGTACCAAGACGAAATTAGACAACTGGTACGGTTTATGATTATTACAGACACGATTATGGAAGAAGAATTACAGGTACTACAACTCAACAAACATCAACAAGTTCTCAATCAACATTGTTTGATTCAACTTTTTATGTTTTAACTTCTGCTAGAAATGTTTATAAATGTTTAGACAATAATGCTGGTGCAACTTCAACGGTTGAACCAACTGGAACATCTACAAACATATTATCAACAGGAGATGGATATAAGTGGAAATTTATGTACACTTTATCTGCTGCTCAACAATCAAATTTCTTATCAGTAGATTTTATGGCAGTTGCTACAAACGCAACGGTCTCATCAGCTGCTGTTGACGGCGCAATTAACATTGTAAAAATTAAAGCAGTTGGTACTGGTGGTACAGACGGAACACATACAAGTATTCCTATAAGAGGAGACGGTAGTGGTGGTACGGTTTCGGTAACAATCGCTTCAGGAATTGTTTCAGCGGTTACGGTTACTGCTGCTGGTACAGGTTATACTTACGGTTATATTAGACTTGCAGATATTAATAGTGCAGGTGGTGGTTCGTTAGTTAGTGCTGAATTAGATTGTATAATCGAACCAAAAGGCGGACACGGATTTAATGCTGTTAAAGAATTAGGTGGATTTTTTGTAATGGTTAATGTCAATTTAGAAGGTGCTGAGGCAGGTTCTTCTGGTGACTTTACAACTTCAAACGATTTTAGAAAAATTATGTTAATAAGAGATCCACAGGCAAGTGGATCTGCTGCTACTGCTACAACTTTGCGTGGTGTTAAAGTTGTTAGATTTGCTGCTTCACCAACACCAGGTACTTTTACAATAGATGAAAAGATTTCTCAATCATCAACAGGTGCTATAGGTAAAGTGATAGAGTGGGATTCTGCTAACAGACTTTTATATTATATTCAAACAAGATTTACAGATGAAGGAGTTGATTCTAATGGTAACGCTACAGCTTTTAGTGGTGCTAATGTAATTACAGGCGCAACATCATCAGCAACTGGAACACCTTCAACAGCTAGTGAAACGGTTGATAGTGTAGTTCTAACTAGTGGATACGCAGCTGCTGAAATAGACGCTGATACAGGTGATGTTATTTACCTGGAACAAAGAGTGCCTATTACAAGAGCTTCAGATCAGACCGAGAATATTAAGCTGATTATAGAATTTTAGGAGATAGAATATGCCAAGTCCAACTGACTTTAATCTATCGCCATACTATGATGACTTCTCTAAATCAAAAAGTTTCCATAGAATACTTTTTAGACCAGCATTTGCAGTACAGGCGAGGGAATTAACACAAGCACAATCAATCTTACAAAATCAGATAGAAAATTTATCTGACCACTTGTTTGAAAAAGGTGCTATGGTTATACCTGGTGAAATTGGGTATGATTTAAATTACCACGCTGTTAAACTTTCCGCTAAATCTCTATCTACACTTTCCAATTATGTTGGAGTAAAGATTACTGGTGCAACATCAGGAGTTGAAGCATTAGTTATTAATTCAGTAGTAACCGATGGTACTGATCCAGATACCGTTTTCGTAAAATATACAAAAACAGGAACAGATAATGTTGCTACAAGATTTACAGATGGAGAAACTTTAAATTGTACGGTTAATTCTGCTGCTGCTACTCTTACCGTAAATACAACAGCAACAGGTTGTGCTGCTGAAATACAAGCAGGTACATATTACATTAATGGATTCCAAGTTGAAGTTGTAAATCAAGTTTTAGTTTTA